GCCCACTGCGGCCTGCAACACCTGCGCACGCTCCTCGAACGAGCCTTGCAGCTTCACGCTGAGGTCGTACTCGACGTAGTGCCCGCTCGGCTCGCCGATGCGCGGCAGAATGTCGGCGTTGACGCGCTCCACGACCTGCATCAGCTTCGGGGCGAGGGTGTCGTTGTAGAGGGCGCGGGCGTTCTCCTTGGCGCTCGCGTACGTCTGGCCGCTACCCGGCCAGATGAGCGCGGGATTGACGTTGTACACGCCCGCAACGTCCTCGCGCCCGAGTCGCTTGGCTTCGCTCCACTCGGCGTCGTGGGCGTTGAACGGCACGGTCTTGATTTCCATGCCGTCCTCTAGGATGGGCATGCGCCCGCCGTTCGCGGCGTGCGGCCCCGCCCACGACTCGTTCCAGCTCTTGCTGAAACGCTCCTGCGCTTCCGTTGACCACGGCTCCACGTCGGCAGGTCGGCGGATGTAGGCGTTGAAGCGCCCGCCGTTGGCCCACATCTGGCGGCGGTAGCCGTTGGACTCTATCTGCTCGTGCAGCACGTCGGCGAGCGCGTCCACGGGCGACACGTGGCCGTCCATGCTCGCGGGGTCGTAGCCGTGCCACAGCACGAAAGCGTCGCGCGGCACCTCGACGGCGTTGCCGTTGGGGTTGCGGATGACGATCGCGTCAGGCGCCCACGGCGACGCACCGCGGTACTCCGTCACCCACGACGCGGGGACGGGTCGCAGCGCCCACCCGCTCGGGCTGTCGGCGTCGGCGCCGATTATGCTGATGTGTCGGTCGTACAGCAAGAGGTCGGCGAAGACTCGCCGCTTGTACTCGTACGCCGTCATGTCGCGGTTCGGGCGTTGCAGCAGCAGCGCCGCGGGGCTGTCGATGATGCGAACGCGGTCGTTGTCGGCGGCGCGCTCGTAGACCTTCCACGGGATTTGCGCCGCGTTGTCGGCCAGGAACGTCACGACGGCGCGGAGGTTCGGCTGCGTTCGGTAGAGTCGGTCGGCGGTGTAGTTGGCGACGCTCGGCATGCCCGCTGGCGCCAGCTGGTAGTAGTAGCTCCGCGGCGCGAACGAGCGCCGCAGAACGTCGAGGATGCCCATGCGTCCCCCTTAATCTCTAGACTGTCAGCACGCCGCGCACGGCGTACGCGGACGGCTTCTGCTTGCGCGGCTTGACCTCGGGCGCGCGCGTCTCCAAACCGAGGGCCATGGTCAGCGCCACCAAAGGCGCGATGTCCTCGCGTGACTTCTGTCTGTCCCACATCCACGCGCCGTCGCCCACTGGACGGGTGACGGCCACGTTCGCGGCAAGGTCGAGCACGGGCTGCGGTCGGTGCATGACGCGCGTCGCGTCCGACTTGCTGTCGGGCACGGACGCGGCCACGGCGTCCCACAGGCGCCCGCAGTACGCGCCCACGTCGCGCCCAGCGACCTCGACCACCTCAACGCCGTCGATGGCGTTCAGCAGCTCGGCCATGGACGACACGGGTGCGCCGCGCCCCTGCAACGCGACGCGCAGCGGCTCGGGCCAGCCAGCGCGGCCAACGCGGTCGCGCAGCCAGTCCACCAGCCAGCCGATGCCCGCCTTGTACGCGACCACCTCGCCGTGGAGAAGGCCGTCGCTGCGCTTTCCGCAGACGGCGACGGCGGTCTGGCCACGGTCGGCGGAGACGTCCACGCCCACGGAGAAGGGCACGCCCGGCACGATTTCCGATGCGGGGTCGGTGCCAAGCGCCCACGCGTCGTCGGGGAACGGCGGCTGCTCGACGGCCTCGACCCACTGGCAAAGGCACTCCGTGCGGAACACGTCGGGCGGGTCGGTCACGAGCGCCGCGCGGATGTTGCGCGCGGGGATGCCGTAGCCCAGCGACGGGTTCGCCCACGCCCACGCGTTGGGGTCGGCTGGGTCGGCGGTCGGTGGAGCGCTCCACTCGAACCAGCCGAGCGTGGTCTCCTCCTCCTCGTCCACCGCGTCGCCAGCGTCGCCGATCGCGGCGACGATGCCGTCGGGGTCGCCGAGTTCGCGGTGCGCCTGCATGCGGAGGTGCCGCAGCACGCACGACGAGCCGTCGCCAGCGTTGCTCATGCACCACACGAGCGCGTTCTCGCGCGCGATGGTGGTCTTGGTCAACGCGCCCCACGCCTCCCAGTCGCGGTGCTCGCGCAGCTCGTCCATGAGGATGAGGTCGGCGGACTTGCCGCGTCCAGCCTTGCGGGTGGTCGCCTTGACTCGGTACTGGCGGTTGTTGGTCAGTTGCAGGCGCTTGGCGCCGTTGGTGCGCCAGACGTGCTCAATCTCGGCGGCGAGGTCGGGGTCGGCTTGCGCCATGTCCACCACAGCCGCCCAGGTGTCCTCCGCTTGCTCCAAATCCTGCGCGGTGCCGAGTATCAGCCCCACGCCCAGCATGTACAAAAAGAACAGCGCCAGGACGGTGCCCATCGTGGTCTTGCCGTTCTGGCGTCCAATCTCCACCACGACGGTGCGGAAGCGGAAGCGCCATTCCGTCTCGAAGTCGCCCACGATTTCGAGCGCGTGGACGAAGAGCCACCGCTGCCACGGATAGAGGTGGATGCCCAGCACGTTCTCGGCGAAGTCGGCCACGTCATAGCCAAGCGTCGCGTCGCCGTCCAGCTCCCGCAGCGGCGGCGTGTAGACGCGCGGCGACTCGTGGCCGCGTATGTCGGTTGTCATTTAGACCGCCTTGAATCGCGAGTAGCGCGTGCCGCGGGCGGCGTCCAGCTTGCTCTTGGGCTGGTCGTCCGTCTGCTTCTTCGGGCGTCCGCGCGTCGGGACGTCCACCACGCCCATCGCGCCGAGGTACTTCAGCAGCGTCGGGAACGTCACGTTGTCGTTCTCGCCCGCGATGTCGGCGCGGCGCGCCAGGTCTCGCACGCAGGCGATGGGACCGGCATGCAGCTCGGGGTCGATGATGCCGCGCGCCGTGGCTTCGGCGATGGTGCGCTCCATCTCGTCTGCGATGGCCATGTTCGCTCCCTTGATTATGTGCGGAGGGATAAAAGATTGCCCCCCGCCGAAAGCCTAGCGCGGCGGGTCTAGCGCATGTTTTGAACACCCCTACCACTGACGCGAGGGTCGCCCGAGGTCGGTGATGCCCGCCCGGTCACCGCGCCGCGCGTTGCACCTGAAGTGCGCGGCCACGATGTTCGCGGGGTCGAGCGCCAGCTCGGGCCACTTGCTCCGCGGCTTGCGGTGCTCTGGTGACCACGCCATCGTGTCGCCGCCGCGCGTGTACGGCCCGAGCGAGTAGTCGATTGCGCCGCCGCACCAGACGCACGGCGCGTTCGCGGCGCGGTCGCGTCTCCAGCATCGAGCCTTGACGCGCCGCCCCTCGGGCGTGTCCCACTTGTCCAGCGGATTCTTTGACGACATGGCGCTCCCCTCCGCATGGACGTCCCCCACGCGGGAGGACGCCCACGCGGGGGAGGAAGCGGGCGGCATGGCAGCGGTCTGGACGCCCGCAATCTATACATATCGCAAGACGCGCGTGCACGTCCATGCACGCGTATGCACTGGGTTGCCGAGTTTCAAAAGCGAAGGGGACGCGGCCCGAAGGTCGCGCCCCCAGAGTCCACCCGGTGGTGGTGGCGGTCAGATTGTGCGCTCGCCCGCGATCGTGTTGGCGATGCCGTTCGCGTCGATGAAGTCCAGCGCCGTGCCGGCCAGGTCGATGACGTGGCGCACGGAGAACGCCGTGAGCCGCGCCACCTCGTCCCACTGCTCGGCTGCGAGGTAGCGCCACCAGAGGACGTCGGCGTAGGCGCTGCCGAGGAGCGCGTCCACCCCGCCGCCGCCCACCTCGTCCGCGCCGTAGAGCACCCGGCACGCGAACGCCATCACGCGCTCGTCCTCCTCGATGCGGGCGCGCCACGCGTCCTCGCGGTCTATCATCGCGGCCACGCGCGAGCCCATGCGGTCGGGCTCGGACGTCGAGCGCACGCGCGGCTCGAACGACGCGCCGCCGATTCCCTCCGCGGCGTGCTCCATGCGCAGCAGCATCTGGCGGGTGCGCTCGCACTCCATCGCGGCGTCCCGCGCGGCGTCGAAGAGGTCGCGTGCGCTTGCGTAGTCCACTAGTCGTCCACCTCCTCAGCGACGATATGGTCCATCGCGGCGGCGCGTTCCTCATCGGTCATCCTCGCCACGTCAGCCACCGTACCTCTCGCCCTTGGCGAACGCGGCGAAGCTCCTGGCGATGCTGCTCAGCATGGCGAGGGTGCAGACCACGCGGGCGGGCGTCCAATCGACCAGCCCGATGACGGCGGCCCACGCGACGGCGCGCGTCATGTGCACCTCGCTCGAAAGGTAGTGCAGCTCACGCAGAACGTCCCGCATCATTGCTCCACCTCCACGCCCAGCTCGCGCAGGTCATAGTCGAAATCGCACACATCGCCCGCATACTCGCACGCTGCGCAGACGTTGTGGCGCGTGCACTCACGCAGATGCCGCACCAGCTCCCGCAGCTTGGCGTTCTCGTCTTGGAGCCTACGCAGCTCTTTAACGCCTTCGCTGCTCAACGCCTCAATGGGACGCTCCCAGTCGCTCATTCGTCCACCACCTTCGCTCCGCATCGCGGGCAGTACTCCCACGGGAACTCGCTGACGTGCTCGTGGTACGACTGGCAGCTTGAGCACCACCAAAGGCGGTTGCTGTTTGGCTCACGCTCGAGCCTGCACGTACCCCGCCCAAGCGTGGCCTCGACGGCCTGCGCGGGGGTAAGACCCCAACGGTAAATGGCCATGCTTAGATTGTTGCCAGCTGACCATTCAGTGGCAGTTGCCCGTCCATCGATGCCGTCGAACTGCCACTCCGTAAAGAAATTCGACTCTGACCCATCGTTGCGGACGTTGCCCCACTCCACCCCGCGCTCGTCCAGCAGGCGGCGCAGCTCGTCAGTCGCGGTCATGCCCATATCGTCCTCCTGTTCCATGCCTTGACTGCCTTCTCCACGGCCTTGGCCCTGCTGGCCCTGACGCGCGGCCCCGCGGCCTCGCATTCGCGGCAGCGCACGGTGTACCAGTCCTCGCCAGTCTGGACCATGCCCAGCCCGCCCTCGGGGTCGAGCATGCCGTCGTAGGGCAGGCGCAGCACGTGGCCAAGCCCAGACGCGCCCCAGAAGGGGCAGGGG